TGAGCTTTTTCGAGTGATTGAGTACCTCCTTTGTGGCGTTCCCTCCACATATATTTGGCCACGTTGCCCTTCAGATAACCACGAAATTCTTCTTCCGTAAGCTGGGCTTCAATGGCTTCAATACATTCAATGGATCCCACCGTGTAGTGATCAGGATGATTTACTTCATCTGTAAGGCGAGGACGCATATATTCTTGGATTTTGTCTTCCTGGAACTTGCTACTTAGTGCATCATCAAAGGCATCATCACCGCTGGTATCTACAGCCCAAGGGACGGGGCAGATTCCCCCTGGGCAATCATTAACTAATTCCATTGCTTTTTCTTCTTCTTCAGTTACTGGAGAGAAAATCCACGAAGCCTCATCGCCCTCTCCCGTTCCTGTTGACGTGCAGGATCCATGTTGTTCATCACCGCTGGTTCGCCCAACTGAACCATTCCGTTCGATGCTCCCGACATCATCCCCGCCGCCAGAGCCTCCTCCGCACTTGGAATGTAACCGGTCAGCCCAGGGCGTGCTCCCGGCATCTGTCCCGGCACCACCGGAGCCATCTGCTTGCCCTCGTAGAAGCCCCTCGACACAGCCTGTGGAGTACCAGGGTAACGAGCAATCGCTTGATCCGCTAAGGCTGATTGTGTATTCAAAATCGGTTCCGGGTTGCCCTCCAGCTGGAGATGCTGCCTTTCGTACCCCTCCTCGCATACCGCAAGACCTGTATTGTACTGATCATATGTTGGCACATCTTTCCGTTGATTACCAAGCTCTGTGCCAAAATCACAAAGGGACAGGCAGCGACGGACTAAAGGATTGGTACCGACAAATTCATCACGAAAGGATGCAATTGCGTCGTGCATTTTATTCATGTTTACTGCTATTACAATGATAACAGGGAGAATTATTAAGCTTGGCACAGTTTCGCGGCGGATATGGACCAGATGCTCGTTTTTTAAACGAGCAAGATCAGGCTAATTTACGTCTGGCAGAGGGTTCTTTCGCACAGCAATCCTCACCAGACATACGCAAAGATAAAGCAAGACGACGTGCATTAAGCGCCAAGGCCGCAGGCGCATATCGGGAGCGTCAAGGGTACGCACAACCTAATCTTGGCGGACGTGTATCAGTCGGTAAGTTTGTTCTAGACGCATCCCCGTTTGGTGGTACAGAACTGCCGAGCTTACGAGGTAGAAACTATGGACGGCCAGGGGCAGGCGGTCAAATGTATGCCCGCAAGCCCGAGCCGAACTTTGGCAAGCCTTTTTAGACTTTAGAGAACACAACTTCTGCGGGTTGGTTCTGGTACTTACCTTTGCGATCTTGATAGCTAATTGAACAATCTTCTCCTGTGTAGAAGAGAAGTTGTGTAATACCTTCGTTCACATAAATTTTATTAAACAAGCCAGTGCAGTTACTGATTTCTAATGTCAGATAACCTTCCCACATTGACTCTGCCGGAGTGATATTCACCATGATTCCAGAGCGAGCATAGGTTGATTTACCAACAGCCACGACTGTCACATTGCGCGGCAGTTTAAGACGTTCTTTTGCCACGCCTAAGCAATAGCCATACGGGGGCAAAATATAGTAAGCGCCTTTTTTATCCTTAACTAATTCCAAAGGTTTCAGGATGTCTTGATCAAAATCTTTTGGATCACAAATACCCGACTGTACACCACCAAAAAGAAAACAGTGTTTATCGTCTAAGCGAATATCATATCCATAAGAACCTAAGCCGTAACTTAGTACTTTCCGACCGTTCTCCTCAGATACAGTCTTGTTCACAAAGGGTTCAATCATCTGACACTCGTTAGCCAGAGAAGAGATTTGACAGTCTGATAAAAGCATTCGCCTACTTCAGGTAAATAAGCTTAACAGATACATCGGCCCATGACACTATAAATATCAATGAATCTCTGGATGTTTTTATCATTCAATCCATGTGGCGGAAAGTACACTAAGATCGTCGTAGCAGTTGTGTAGTTTTTTTCAAGTCCTTTACTACTATTCTTAATCAGCTTTGGGACGCTTTTTAGAATACAGAGAGGAAGATCAAATATTCTTTGATCCATTCTGATCATGTCAGGGTGATTTGTCATGTACAAACCTTGCTTGACGTTTCCCTTCCACCATTCACGGTACAGTTTTCTGAACCAAACAGCATGAGACGAGACCAACGTACAGGATGAAGCGCGTGTTTTTTTCCATCTGTTGTTCTTTTTATCCCAAAAGTAAGTTCCATTTGGAGGGAACAAATAGACGCTGTCGGACCACTCTTGTGCATTTAATCCGTCATCCGTCGGTGTGTAATAAGAAGAAGCCTGAACAAATTCATTTGCAACCCTGGAGCTAGCAACATCCAGATCAATCCCACCTAACAATGCATGGGCGTTTGCTGCTAGATCCTGGCTAGTAATTAGCTCAAAATCTTCACTTCTTACTCTAGGTTTCATCCAACTACATCGTCAACGCTTTCGTTACTAACAGAGTTATAACAGACTTCAAAATATCGGATACCTTCATCGTCGTTGATTACATATCCAGCTTTTTCGGTAGGGTCAATCTTCTGTGCAGCCATCAAGATACGACGGAATGTTTCAGCCAGGTCTTCGTTGTGCTCTGATTCGCAGGATTCTTGCGCTGCATGGATCTCTTCCAGTGTCATAAAAAACATATGCCGTTCCAGATTGGGCTGGAAACACATGATACCTGGACCTTCAGCTTCCCAGAATTTGCAGTATTGTTTTCCCATGTCAGCGAGGATGATCTTGATTGTTGTATCAAGCATCCGTGTCTTTTGTATGTCAGGCTCTTTTCCGAGAATGCCTAACAGTAGTTTTTCTCTACGGTTCATTTAAGGATACCTTGTTTTCGTAAAGACTCGATCAGCTTTAGCTCAGGCTTGTAAGTGACAACCATTTTGCCAAGTGCGCCTTTCTGCTTGATAAGCTTACCATTTTCATCACGTAGTTTACTAAACTCTCCAGATCTAATTAAGTATTCTGCAACGCATCTAAGTCTTCTTTTAAGAGGCAATTCTGCAGTGGGAAATTTTCCGCAAATCGTAGCTGGCTGCATATCTCTAAAAGCTACTCTAAGTCTGTTAGCCAAAGTCATATGAGAGTTTTCGTCTTCATCTTCATATCTTTTTAAGATCGTCAGATATCTACGAAGACATGCGCTATCAAAAGAACCTTCAGGAGGAAGGAACATTTCTATCTGGAGAGCAAGGGAGGCAGGCAGTTTGTCGTGAAAGTTATCAAGGTCAACTTCATCGATACTTACGCCATAGAAACGATAACTCATAAATCTGGATCAGCTAAGTCGTCAAGTCTTTTAAGGGTTTGGTATTTAGCTGCGCTTGCATAAAAACTGCTATCAGTTATTTCGTTCTTAGCAAACGTGGCCACAAGCTGACTCCAAGGAATACGAATTGTTCCTCTGTGTGCCGTGTCAGCATTAATATTTACATAATGGATACCTTCTTTCCATCCTGTTTTGGTTCCTTTACGGCCCATTGTGATCCAGTTGCGTAACGTTTGTTCAGCAATGTTCAAACGCCTGGAGCATTCTTCGAGTGTAATGTATTCATCGGCATATGCTTGAGGATTCATCACGTCTGTTTCACCATCTGTATAACGAGTGTGCCAGATAGATTCCAGGCAGTAACGGATACCTTTTAATTCTGCAACGATTGCCTTGATACCAGTATTTGATGAAGCTGGCATATTCTAGCTTTTTAATTTTTATAATGTTAAGCTACGAGCAAATGAATGTCTACCCATGGAAGGACAAGTTCCTGCAAGTCAACAGCCTGATTTGAATCCTGGGCGTCCTCCTATGACCCCTGAAAATCTTGAGGCTTTGAAGGAAGAAGCTCGTCGTCGAGCCATTATGCAAGCTATGCAAGATCAGCAAGTCCGACAAGCTCCTCAACCTCAGCCTCAACAGCCGCGTGTTCAGTATCAACCTCCCGCCCCACAGCCGCAGGTTGTTTATGTACGCCGGAGTCTGACCGTGGCTGAAATGGGACTGATGCTGCTGATTTCTGTAGGTATTTTGGCAGGTATTCAGTTCACTTGGAATTTTTCGACAGATATCTTGTCTCGTATTGAGATTAGGGAAAAATAAAAGACCTATAATTGTAACAGGTTATATGCAGACTTAGGGTGGCTAATAGGAAAATTACTGAGATGCCCGCCATCTCTGGCCTGTCTATTTCAGGCGATGACCTCTTGACTATGGTCAAGATCAATGAGGTCGATCCCACCCTGCGTAATAAGAAACTTACCTTTGACGAGTCTATTTTATATTATGGTCAGTTTTTCTTAACAGTCACTGGTGCCACCTTTACTGGCGATGTTGTCATCGATGCGAACGCAACGGTATCTGGCAATACTAATTTAAATAACCTGACTGTTACCGGAGACTCAACGTTCTCCGGTCTTATTGTACAGAATAATTTAACAACCAGCGGCACGATTAGCGGTCTTGAGATTACAGGGGAAACTGCTGAGTTTACACGTATCGATGCTACAACAGGCACGATTGATTCTTTATTCAGTACATCAGGTGCTTTTAACAACATTACTGTCACGGGAACTGTTTCTGGTTCCACAGTTACTGGTACAGACTCTCGTTTTATTAGCGGTCATTTTACTGAACTTTCTGGTAACACAACCACAGGAACGACCGCTAACTTTACTACTGGTAATTTTGTTCAGTTAAATGCTGATCAGATTGATATTAGTGGGATTGAAGTAACTGGCAATATAGATGTATCAGGAAATGTAACAGCTTCAGGCATTTATGGAACAGGTATTGTTTCTGGTTTAGTCGTCACGGGAGATACAGGACAGTTTACTAATATCACAGGTATTAGCGGAGTTTATACGCATCTATCTGGAACAACAATCACAGGAGTCACTGGATTATTCACAACAGGTGAGTTCCAGAACCTATCTGGCACATCAATTACAGGGGATTTTGTTAATTTTTCAACAGGTACTTTTCAGACCCTACAAGCGCAAAACCTTTCATTCTCTGGAGACCAAATAGCCAGCGGTAACTTTACTGTTGTAAGCGGAACGTTTTTGCGTGGAGACTTAGCCGCCAGTGGAAATGTAACGATTTCATCGGGACTTACTGTTACAGGCAACGCTACAGCAGGAAGTTTAAATGCAACGGGTACTGTTTCAGGCGTCACTATCACGGGCACTTCAGGAGAATTTACTGTACTTACCGCTGTCTCCGGATTTTTCACGGACGTGTCAGGGGTCACAATAACAGGAGCAACAGGTCAGTTTGCGACTCTCACCATTGACACAGGCAACTTCACTGAGGTCAGTGGAACGACGATTACAGGAGTTACTGTTCAAGCAACTACAGGTGATTTTGTTTCTTTAACAGGAACTACGGGTACTTTTACAGACTTAACAGCTACAGATATTACTGGAACTACGATTACCGGAGCAACGGGTTTATTTACAACAGTTACAGGTGTTTCAGGTGTATTTACCACACAGCTTTCTGGTGCAACTATCACGGGTACCACTGGGCTGTTTACTGAGCTGACCCTAATTAGCGGTTTCTTCACCACTATTACGGGTCAGACCGTCTCAGGCGAAACAATTTCAGGCAGTGGTTCTACTTTCGTAACCGTAAATACGTCAGGATTAACCGTTACCGGGACTGCTTCTGCAGCTACCTTCACTGGAACTACTGTAGCTTCAACAACAGGTACTTTTGTTTCTTTAACAGGAACTACGGGTACTTTTGTTTCTTTAACAGGAACTACGGGTACTTTTACAGACTTAACAGCTACAGATATTACTGGAACTACGATTACCGGAGCAACTGGTTTATTTACAACAGTTACTGGTGTTTCAGGTGTATTCACCACACAAGTTTCTGGAGCGACGATTCAAGCAACTACAGGTGATTTTGTTTCTTTAACAGGAACTACGGGTAATTTTACCTTTGTAACAGGTACTACTGGTAATTTCGAAGTTCTTGACGCTGACACCCTTACTCATGACAACATTTCTGGTATAAGTGGTGTCTTTACTGATAAAGTAACAACAAAAGATCTTGAAGTAACTGGAAATGCCACAGTCACATCAGGGCTTACCGTAACCGGACTCATTACAGGAACGTCTGGTTTGCTAGGACACTTAGTTGTTTCTGGCACCACTACCGGACATATTAATTCAGGAGTTATTTCTACAGTTATTTCAGGCGTTGTTTCGGGAGCTGAGTATGAAATTAGCGGAGATAACCCTACTGTTTCCGGTACTGGACTTGTTGTTAAAGGGCCTCTTGTGATCCTACCTTGAGTAAACAACAGTAGAATGTTTATATGATAGGCGTAATTTAAATGGCACAGCAGTACGGAACCGTAAAATGTGATGTAATTACTTTTACCAGTGGCACGACTGGTAATGAAACTGACGTTTCAATTACTGTTAGTGGTCTGGCGAATATTGAAGAGTCAGGTATCACAATCACTGGCGATATTCAGGGTCGCAACATCACAGCTACAGGTGACCTAAATGTTAGCGGACTATCAACCACATCTGGTTTAACTGTAAACAACGCTATTAGTGGCAACACAATCAACACCTCTGGCAATATTGTCACTACTGCAAATATTACAGGCAACACACTGACAGCTACAGGTGACTTAAATGTTAGCGGCACAGGTTTGATCGTAAGTGGATTAACGATTGGTGGAGGGTTAACGGTATCCGGAACGGGAAGCACCTATTCTTCAGGACTGACCGTAAATGGAACTTTTACCGCAGGCACTGTTGTTACTTCAGGAAACGCTACGGTAACGGGTGACTTAACGGTTACAGGCACAATTTCAGGAGATGTATTAAAAGGAGGCACGCTTGTTTCAGGCGGCACTGCAGTATTTACTACTGTTACAGGAACAACAGTAACAGGAACCACTGCTAATTTTGCTAGCGGCGTATTCACAACGCAAATATCTGGCGCTACTGTCACAGGTGATACAGGTAATTTTACTACTGTTACAGCAACAACAACAAATATAACTTCAGGTATCTTTGCATCTGGTACTGCAGCGGCAC